GAATTGTAAAAGATTTATGGAAATTTACTTTGTCAAAACCAGTTCCAAATAAAGTTTGTTTTAAGTCTTCTGCTGTGTCTGATTTAAAGTTTGCTTCTGCCGTGTACGCCAAAGGATAATAACCACCTTTTAAAGAAACTTCGTAACCATCTTTTGAAACAACTTTAAGAGGTATTGAACTTTGTTTTTTAGGAGCAATTCCAAAAAGTTTTTTCTCGGTTGCTTCAATTGCTGACCAATAACTATTAATCAAATCCCAAATATCCTGAACAAACTCTAATTCATTTTTGTTTAAAGAGGAAATAATATCTATAACTTGAGCATCGGAATAATTAAACCCATCCCTTACGCGAGTTCTGTTAATTTCATTTCCCCAATTCAAAGCAAATGCTAGGACTGCTTTTTTGGAATAACTCTTGCCAACTGAATCAAAATAAGTTCTTTTATCGGAAATCTTATAGCCGCCAAAATGTTTATTAAAAATAGCATCAAGTTTTTTATAACTCTCATCTGCCATTTTATTTTTATTTAATTCGGCATCGTTTAAATCTTTTTCAAAAAGCTGGTAAAATTCCCCAAGATTTTTCTCGCCATCAATCTTAAGAGTAGTCTGGCTAGTTTTAATCAAAGAAGAAGCATAAGAATTAAAAGCTTTAACCAGTTTTTCTTTTTCGGTTGGATCTTCTATTTCAGGTTTATCTTTTTTGATGTTAGTGTTTGCTTGCTCAATAATTCTGTCAACAATCGAATTTAATTCTTGCTTTTTGCCATTAACTTCCAAGATATTTATATTGCGCCCAACAGTAACAAGATTTTGTATTGCATCGTCAAAGGTTCTGAATTGATCGGTTGTAAGTGATCGAATATTATCTTTATCTTGAAATTCTGCTAATTCAGGAAATTCAACCAATCCCAAAACGCCAGAATCAGTTTGCTCTTGCTTCCAAGTTTCCAAATCGGCAACATTAGTTTTTTGATAATCGTTGCCTTTAGGAGCTAAGTTAAAATCTTGAAGAAGATTAACAGCTTTTAATCTAAAATCCTCATCAATTGTAACTTTGCCAGCTTTAGGTTTTTTCTTAATTCTAGTATAGCTTTTTAAAGCTTTTTGAACTTCATTTTTAATTGCAAGGCTTTCTCTAAAAAGATAATGGTTTAAGAGTTGTTTTTTCTTCCATTCAACAGCTTTAGCATAGTCCTTTTGTCCAAGTGCTTTGCCAGCTTCTCTGGCTGCCTTAACCTCATTTAAATAAAAAGTATTGGTGTCAGTGGCATCTTTGATTTGTTTAGTTGCAATAATTTCTTTGGCTTTTTGTTTGTAAGCTTCTTTAGTTTCAACAAAAGTTTTAACTTTTCTATTGGCTGCATTTAGCTCGTAAAGAATTTTGTTTGCACGCGCTTCATTTTCAGAAGCATCAAGAGCTTCGTTTTCAATAGTTCCATCATAAAGCATATCACCATAACGCCTAACCATTTCAGCGTCAGTAGCCTTCTTTAATTCCTCTTTAAAGTTTGAAACATTTGCGATTGCATAAAGCATTTGTCCAGCATCATTAAAGCCAAATTCTTCAGCCACCATATCCACGGGAACGCCGTCTTTGGCAAGAATGTCAGCAGGAAGGTATTTTAAAAACTCTGTGTCGTAATTGTTTTTAATATCTTCGCGGCTTAGTTTATAACCTGTAGTGCCTTCAACTGGCTCTTCGCCAAGTAATTGACCAGTTTTCAAAAAATGAACAAGGCGAAAAGTTTTATCTTGATTCATTTCTGATTCAACTTCTTTCTTTACCGCCGCCCTTTCTTCTTTGTAGAATTTCTTGTTCTCAATTTCCTTTTGCTTCAAAGCCTTAGTCAAAAGTTTTTCTTTAGCTTTCTCATTGGCAGTGTCATTAAGTTTTTGATAATCCTTCTTTTCAGCAGCCGTAAGCAATTCTAAAATTTGATCGTCAGAACGAAATATTGGATTGTTTTTTAATGATTCAATTGCTTCATCAGTTGCAAACATTCGATCAAATACATCGCGCACTTCATTAGTGAGCTTTACATTAAGTTCAGAAACGTCTTTGTAGATTCTAATTAGCCAAGCTTTAAATCTTCTAAAAGCATCTCTAAGGGCTATTGAAGGGGCTTTTCCTTCGCGTAGGTAAGCCTCAAAGCCACGAGCGAATTTCTCATGCGCTTCTGTGGTAATGTTTCCATCTTTAATTCCTAGCCAGTTTTCAAGAATTTTCCAATCGTTTTTGATTTGTTCAGAAACATTCGGAACGGCAGCGATGTCTCGGTTGATTTGCAAGAACACATGTCCAAGTTCGTGGAGAACTGTAGATTTGTTTTTGCCTTCAAATAGGGTGATAATTGGCTTTTGTCCAATGAATTGAGTTTGTCCTCTTGGGTTTGATTCATTTTGGAATAATGGCAATCCTTGTTTTTGGATTGACTCGCGCATTGCGGGTGTAATTTCTAAACTCCAAACATTGCCAACTTTTTTAATGTTTGAGGTTTCAACCTTGCCGCCGAACTTCTTAGCCAGCTTATTTACCATTGTTGGCACAATTTTGTCGTAGAAAGCTTTCATGCCTTCGCCGCCAACTTTTAGATCAACTCCCGATAATTCAATCCTTGTTTCTTTACTTTCTATAACTTTCTTAGCTATATCTTTTCCTACAATTCCTTCTAAATCTTCTGGCTTATTTCTTAATTGATCGACAATTGCTTCATCATTTTTATATCCAATTAATGATATAGTTCCATCTTCGTTTTTCTTAAAATCTAGCTTATCTAGCTGCTTGCTTAAGTCATATCTCTCAGCCTGTTGCTCACCAGTTGTCCAAGCTACTTTATCAAAATTATTTTCAACCGCCCAAAGTAAGGCGCGTTTAAAGGCTAGTTCGTTCCAAGTGGTTTTAAAGGGGGCGTCTGGAACTCTCATGTAAGAGTCGTAACCATCTTTATATCTTTCTAGAAGCTGTTCTGAAGCTTTAGCCTCTATCAAATCTACATAAGATACTTGACCAAAAGGCTTGTCTATTCCAATCGCCTTTATTTCTTCCTCTATTTTCTTAAGTAATTCTGCGTCTTTATATCCTTTCTTCCTTCCCTCTTGGTGCCAATCGCTTTGCAATTCTTCCACAAACATAACACGAGCACCGTCTTTGTCAGTGCGTTCGTTAAAACGAATGTGGGCTAAGATGTTTGGTTCGTCGAAGTGAGTAGTGCGATAATTAGTTCTATTGTCAGTTGCAGCTCCGGGTGGTAGACCAAGACTGTTTCTTAAACCTCTTAGATTAACATTCCTTCCTAATTCTTTACCATCCTGTTTTGCAACCCATTCGCCACTTTCTTCATCTTTAAAAAGCTCGGGAAGAGTAGTTGATTTTTCTGGCAAAGTCAGCAACAACTCACGATAATTCTCGCCGCCTGCTAGGGTGTATTTGGAGAATTTGGTTTCTGCTGGTTTACCTCTTTTTTTCATCCACTCATCTTGGTCTTCGACCCTCCAATCATCAAATTGTTTTCCATTATTTTTTTCTTCTAATTGTTTATAAAGGTCTTGTAATTGTTTAGGATAATCACCCTTAACAACCTCCTCAACCTCAATCTTATTCGCTTTCAAATAATCAAGAATCTGCTCTTTAGTAACGCTGCCTTTCTGTTCTTTTATCCAGTCCTCAATTCCAGTCCAATCAAGCTCTTCTTGCTTAACGCCTTTTTGAGTTAGGTTTTTGATTATACCAGCCCATTGTTCGGGTGAGCCTTTGCCTTGAGGTAAATCGGTAATTTGTTTTTCTAAAGAAGAATAAAAGGTTGGGGTGGTTTGGTAATATGTTTTGACAATATCAATTGCAGCGTCATCAAAAACTACGTAATTATGCTGACCTTCTTTTTTCTTACGACTATTTCTATCAAAATATTTTATGCCATTTATTCCATTGGCATGAAGAAACTTAGAAGCTCCTTCATCGCTACGAAAATAATCTTTAAGACTACTTGGAAGCCCGTCATCTTCAGCGATTTTTTTGAGAAGTTGATAAAGCTCATTTCCGCTTAATTCATAAATATCATCCGCATTCCAATCGCCAAGATAATCTATCATATCTTCTTGAGGAATCTGATCAAATGCTTTTTTTACGGCTTCTTGTATGTTAGGCGGCTGCTTACTCAACATATTGTCCCAATCCAACATCGTATCAGCTTCAGGGATATTTACTTCGTAAAGTTGCCCTTCTTTTGCCCTTTGATATATCTCCACAATTCCTAAATCGTGATTCAGGTTTGATATTTCGTTTTCCAACTTCTCTAAATCAGCTTTTAATTCTTTTTTTTCTTTTGAAAAAAATCCAATTTTAGAAAGATCGTTTTTTATATTTGATTTTTCAGAAGTTTTTTCGTCCAGTTTCTTTTTTAGGATTTTAATAACTTCGGGAGCTGCATCTTTTAAATCTTTTCCAGTTCTATACTTTAAAGATATTTCAGGTGTTAGTAAAAAAATTCCTTTACTAAGGTCGACTGATAATTTTTTTCTATACCATTCTGCAATTTCCTTGTCACCAGCAAAATAAAGCCCCCATCCATAAGCCTGCGCCCCTTCTCCACCTCCAATATTGTCTAACGTAAATTTATCAAATTTATGAGGAGTTCCATGAAAAGCAGATTGATAAAAAATATTCGGATTATTTGGGTCGAAAGTGCCTTTGTTTTCTACGGATTTGATTTGATTGGGGAACCAAGCAATATAAACATCGCCTTCACCTTCTTGGAAATCTTTTACTTTAATGCCATCAAAACCAAGAGTATCACGGATAGCTTGAGGAACTGTGGTTTTGTCACCAACAACATTTGATAATTCGGAAATCTGGTCAACTGCTGTCTCATTGCCATCTACAATGGATTGAGCTACTTCTTTAATTGCTTGAGCTTTCGATAAAGAATATGTATCAACAAAATTTGATAAGAATGAATCTTTGTAGTCGGCAATCTCGCCACTAAATCTTTCAATCTCAATATCAACCATCTTGCTAAGAACGGATGATATTTGTTTTGCATTAAAAGATTTTTGTTTGCTATCTAATGGCTTCTGCATTGATGCGTAAGCTTCTATTAGTGAGCCACCATCCCTTTGATAGCCTTTTGCAATATCTTTGTTATCTGTTAAATAAAAACCATAACCTTCCGCTGTTGCAGTTTGCCCAATCTTCTTAATATCAAATGTGTCAAATTTAGCATTAGAGCCATGATAAACCACCAGAGGCTTACCATTCTTATCAACTACTTTTGAATCTCCGAACCATTTCTTGAAGGCTGGAGTTTCAGTTTGAGGCTGGGTTTGATAATAAGCTTGCCCTTCGAGTTCAAGAATTTTGTTTTTTATAAAAGGCTCAATCTTTTTAAATTTATCCAAAACAGCTTTTTCTTTAGCTCGAGATTTTATAGTTAAATCTTTTTTGCGGTCTTTAGCCACTTCTTTTGCTTTAGTTTTCGCTTGCTCTTTTTCTTGTTCGGTTAATTGCTCAAGCTCCTTATCAACTAAATCTTTAAAGATTTTATCTTTTTGTTCTGATTGGTTTTTATATTCTTCAGACTCAAAAATTTCATTTTCTCTTTTGTTAATTTGTTTTAAATCCTGCGTGTCTTGTTCGGTTAATTGATAGGTTAATTTTTTGTTTATTTTTTTACGCTGTTCAGCAAGCTTAATAAGCTCATTGTTTAATTCTGATTTATCTAAATCTTGATACTCCTCTGAATTAAAGGCTTTTTGTTCAGCAATTTGTCGTTCTTGAATCTTAACTTGATTTTCTAAATCAACATCAACTTTGGCTTTAACAGGAATTACAATATCTCTAAAGTCATCGCTTGCATAAAACTTTACGCCTTCTTCTTTTAATTCTTGATATTGCTCTAAACCAATCGAACGACTTCCACCTTCATAAGAGCCATCTACATTTGTTTGAGCTTTTTTGCCCGCTGGATGGTCAGAAACTCTAATATTTGCGCCGTTAAATTCGCCATAAAAAGAGCCGTAGCGTCCTTGTTGTTCTAATTTAATTTCTTGAGTTTGATTAAAAGTCCGCCCCTCAAACTCCTTAATAGCCTTCTTAATCTCTTCGTTGCTTGCATTAATATCAATTCCAGCTCTGTCTAGCTCTTCTAAGAATGATACAACTTGCTCTTGTTCTGCGTTTGGAGCTTGAGAAATATCTTCTCCACCAATCTCTTTTGCAAGTAAGTCTAAAAAATTTTGACGATCAACATATTCACCCTCTGTTTTGATTGTCGCATTAGGAAATTTTGCTTGTAGCTCGCTTGCTACGAAATTGTCAACATCACCAAGACCACCTTGTTTTTTAAATAATCCCACCATTGTTTTAGGATTAATTCCTAGCGCAGCTAATTCGCCAGCAAGATTGGATCCTAATTGAACACCGCCTTTTTCCTTAAGCATCTTAATAAGAGGCTTGCCAGCTTTAGGGGTTTTGATTGGTTTGCGGGCTTTGTCTAGGAATAAATCTAGGTCTTCAATTTTATTAACAGCTTTAAATGGCTTTTCTTTGTAAAGCGCATTTTTTGCTTCAAGACTTCCTAGGTAATTATTTAAAGCTTTTTCGGCTTCTTTGTTTCCTACTCTTGAGGAAAGAGTGTCGTAGAAAGATTGAGTCGTTGTAATTATATCTTTAGCATCGCGATAAGGCATTCCTAAATTAAGGATTTGCTTTTCAATGTTTTTCTTTACTGCATCTTGTTCTGTAAATGATTTTCTTTGCTGCTCTTCATAATAAACACTCGGTACAGTATTTTGCAGAAAAGCATCTTGAGCTTCCAGTTCAGAAAAGCTTTCAGGGCTTAGTTTCATAAAGTCTTGCAAACCAGCAGCTTCAGGAATGGTAGCTAATGCAACAGCCATGTCATTGCCTTTTAAAACAATGTTGCCGCCAGTATCAAGAGCTTCTTGTATTTGAGTTTGAATTTCAGGAAGTGCGGCATTAATTACCTCTATTTCTTGAGGAGTTTTGCTCTGAAAATATGTTTGAACTTGATCGGCAGAAAGATAAACAGATTGTTCGCCAAGTGTTTCAGCAGTAGCTTCTTTAAAAGCTTCAGGGCTTCTTTGCAAAATTTTACTTTGTTTTGCTTTCTCAATAACATCTTCAATTATTTTTTTATCTTCAGCATTTTGTTGTCTTTTTTCAGCAATGCTTGCAGCATAATTTGCAGCCCCCCCAACAGTTGCAAAACCAGCGCCACCAATTGAACCAGCAACAAAACTTTGTTTTACACGATTAGAAACCTCTTTGCTGCCTAAATATTGCAAGATTGATTCAGGAGTTACCTTATCTTTTTCAGTGCCAAAAGATTTAAATTTTCCTTCTGAAACATATTTTGCAGCTTCACCTAAAATAACATTGGAATATTCTTGCGCTGCTTCTGTAGTTCCTTCAGCCAACATTGTGCTTGCAATGTTTTTAAGATATTCGCGACCAATAGAAGTTTTTAAAAGTTCTTCTGCGGATTCTTTAGTAAAAAGTTTTTTAAATGGTTCTGTTGCAACCTTAGCAGGAATAAGTTCTAATGATCCACCAATTCCACCAGTTAAAATTGCAGCACCAGCAGCAACTGATTTCTCAATTGGCTTGCCCGTTTCATCTACAAAATTTTTATATTCGTCATAAGAATCAGCTGTCATTCTTTTTGAGCTTTCAGTAAAAACTCCAGCTCCAGCGCCTGACCTACCAAAAGCCTTAGAGCCAATTTTAAGACCAAGTTTAGCACCTGGTATAATTGCTTCTGGCCCAGCAAATGCCCCCGCTACAGCTCCAATTGCTCCACTAGCCAAACCAGTTACACCATAACCTTTTACCGCTCCATAAAAGCCTTGTACTAATGTTGGGACTTGTCCTAGAGTATAAGCTGGAATTTGTGCGGCTAATTCAGTAGCATCATTTTTAAAAAGCCCAAGTTTATAATCAGTATTTTGTAATTTTTGTAAATCTCTTTCAGCAAAATAAAGTTCGTTTAATTCTTTATTGCTTAACTTAAAATTTTCATTGCCAGTTACATCGAACGCCATGCTTTTAAGCCGTAAGTCGGTGGTTTGGCGACCAATTTCGTTGCTTTGAAATTCTTTTTTAGTATTGCCAACTATCTTTTCAAAATAAGTAAGATTATCTACATCATCGCGCAACATTGCGGTTTTAGAAGAATCGGCTAATTGAGCAGCAGTTTTTGGGAAATTATTAACTAAATCATCGTAACTAATTGAATTAAGCTCCGTCATTTGCTTAATTTCATTTTCTTTAGCTCTTACTGTTTCAATAGGAATGCCAGTAGCACGCGACATTTGATATTGTTGTGTTGCTTTCTCAGGTGGAATTGGAGTTGAAGCAAATACATTAGTCTTAATTTGACTTGCTTTATTAGCCTTTTCTTCATTATTAATCGAATCTAAAGCATCAAAAAAACCAATAGCACCATTTCTTTTTGCTGTGTCCTCTGCCTTTATTGAATCTAGTGCGTCAAAAAAACTGCTATTATTTTTCATTATTTTTTAATATTTGTTGGACGACCACGAGAATCACCTAATTTTTCATAATAAGCTTTTTCAGCTTCTGGACTTTGATCTGGCAAAAAGCCTTTTTTACCACCTTTTCCAACAGGAAGTAAATCATTTGTATTTGTAACTTCGGCAGCACCAGCGTCAGAAATTAACTTTGGAAACCTAATATAAACTTTTCTAATTTCTTCATCAGTTGGTTTTGCTCTTCCTAATTTTCTAGCTTCATCATAGGCTTTTTCTCTAAAATCATCGGGAATTGCAATAGCTCTTTTTCTAGGAACTTCATACATTCTTTTTTCTTCAGTGCCTCCCCATAAACTATCTTTTTCAAAAGACTGCTTAACAACAAGACTATGAGCCATATCTTGAAGCTCTCTTACTGTTGGTGGACGTTTATGCGCTTCTTGAAATATTTCTGATTCTTCGTTTAATCTTGTTTTAAATTTGGCTGCTTGAGTTTTTCCTGTATCATCAGTAAGTTTGTATCCTATTTGCTTTATAGTGCCATTGGCAACTTGGTCAAAAGCAGCAATCGAAGCAGGAACAGTAGTTTTTTGTTGTAATTTTTGAAGCTCTGCAATTTTATTAGATGGAACATCTGCGGCAATTTTAAGAGGAGAAATTTCTGAAAACTTTGTGGGATTTTTTACATACATGTCTTTGTAATCCCAATAATTCTTTTCTTGTTCTGTTGCTTGAGCTTTGCCTTCACCTAGTTGTTTTTGACGAACCGCCTCGTATCTAGCGATGTCTTCATTAGAAGCTTTTAACTGTACGGCAATAGGAAGTTGGTCAAATGCAGCTCCTGAAGAAGCGCCTTTTAATAATTCATTGTCAACATTTAACTTAGCTTGTCTTTCAGCTTTAGCAGCAGCTCTTTCAACATCATTTTTTTGCTGCTCTAAAAGCATTTCCGCCCTATCTTTTAGCTTCATTCTTTCATCAGCGGGAAGCATCCTAGCTATTCCTTTTCCTTCAGTATCTTTATCAGCGCCGTTAAGAATGTTAAGTTGTTGTTGAGGAGGAAAACTAGCTATTTGAGTTGTAACAAATCTTTTATTTACATCCTCATTATATTTCTGAATTTTTAAGTCACGATTAGGATCGCTGTAAGGAATACTTAAAGCAAAATTATCTTTAGTAGTATTTAAAATATCTTTTTGAACATTTGGATCTTTTGCTTTTAAAAAAGCATCGAGGTTTGCATCTTCTTCTTTAGCCGCAGTCGCCATTCCATAGGCTTGTTGTTTTGCTTCGGAAGTTTTAAGAATTTGTCCAAATCTTTGCGTTTGGTGTAAATTTAAATCTTCTTCTAATCTTTGCGAATATCCATTTTCTCCAAGAGCTTTTTTAGTTTCATCTTTTATCTTCTTCATTCCCTCTTGATATTTTTGAAGAAGATTTGCATAATCGGGGCTTTGATCTAGTTCTGTTTCAAGATTAACTGACTGTTGCAAAGCTTTAGACTTAGCAATTGAGTAATTAAACTGGTCGTGGCGATCTTTAATCTCCAATAATACGCCACCAGTCTTTTCTAACACTTGTCCTAATTTAGCGGTAGCTTCAGGCACAGCGGTAACATCAGCACTTACAACTTGAGGCGCGTTATAACCAGCAGCTTGAGGAACTGATAGCTGTTCAACGATTGGGAATTTACTCATTATATTGCACTATTTGCGGTTAAATCAGTAGGAGATTTAGAATTGTATTTAGAATAGAATGATCCAGCTTGTGCGCTTGATCCAATTAAACTTGATATAGCACCAATATTAGCAGCTTTTCTGGCTTGTTTTCCTTCATAGCGAGTCATAGTCGCTTTATTTCTTAATCCTATAGCTTCATTTTTTAAAGCATCTGATTTAGTGTTTCCTTCATATAAAGCACTTAAAGCTTCGTACTCTCCTTGACCAGCAGTGTTTGAAATTAAATCAGCAATATTTTTTTCAGAAGTTGAAGCTCCTTGCGCGGCGGCAATGGCGATTTGTTTTGATTGAAGCATTTTATTTTGTCTTAAAGCTTCTGTTGCCCCCCTTTGTCCACTTGCAACTGCATTAGCTGCGGCAATATCTGCTAAATCTGCATTCTGGTTATATTGCCCAGCAACAGTAGTTGCCATGCGGGATTGAGCATTGCCAGCTTGAATTTGAGAACTAGCTGATAAAAGACCTCCACCTCCTATTAAAACTGGTATTATTGCTGCGGACATAGCTTATAAAATTCTTTGTTGTTTATAGTGTTATAATATTTGTAACCTAATTTTTCTAAATATCTTTTTGAATTAGGAATTTTAACATCTCTTTCGCAAACTATTGTAACATTTAATTTCTTAAGTTCTTCCGTTACTTGTTTGGAAATTTCCCAAAACGCTTTCTTTGGTAGATTTTTTCTGACTCTAACAAAAGAAGTAAATTGAGTTGGAATTAACCAAACTCCGCCAATAGCATATTTTTTACGCCCTTTTTTTAAAACCCATGCCTTAGCCGAATGAGGCAAGGTTTCGCCTTTAAAAAAGAAATCAAAATCTTTTTTAGTTGCAAACCTACTGTTTTTCATTGGTTGTAATTGCTATTTCAATTGCCAATAGCGTGCAAGGTCTTGGAGCTTGGGCTTGAAGACATACACGGCTATCCGTATTCCAAGAGCCACCAAAATTAAACATTGGTGTATCTATTTCTGAAAATATCGTATTATAAGGAGTTATAGTTCCTGCTACGGGATTAACATTTGGAAGTTGATTTAGTCCATCAAAAGAAGAGTTATAAAGCAAGCCTTTTGAGTGAGTATTATTCATAATCACGCCAATAGAATTTACCATTTTTCTTGCTCCTAAAGGAGAAGAAGAGGCATAAGCTAATTTAGAGCTTTGATATTGAGCGGTGTAAGGAAGTCCTACAATTGCGTTTGAAACTGACTGTCCTAATGTAATTTGACCACCAGTCACAGTATAAGTAGCTTGAATATAAGGATTAGAAGCACTTGGAGGAAAATTTGTATTAGTTAAATTGCTAGGACTTAAATCTTTACCATCAGCCCAAACAATTACTTCTTCGCCTTCAAGATGGCTTAAGCCAGTTATAGTAGAGGTAGGCGCGCCCGAATATTCAATAAATGAATCAGCTTGTTTGTTTAAAATATCCCCTTGGCAATCTTGTTGGAATGCAAACTTTTCTAAATAACGAACTGTTTGACCATTAATTGTTCTTTTAATAGAATAATAAACATAATCTTCGACTGTATTTGGTCCGGGAAAAGTTACAACATCTTCAACTTCTCCATCAGTTTCATAAAGAAACCAAGCTTTGAGATTTTCAAGAATATCATATAAAAGAATTGCAACTTTCCCATCAGAGCGCACACAATGAATCATTGTATCAGGTTGTCTTTGAGTATCAAGACGAACTACAGAAGGCTTGCCTACTTCTGGCACTGCCTTAGTTAATTCATCCGCAGCATAATCAATTGTATTCTGATCGTAGGCTAATTCAAAAATTCTTGTCCCAGCACCTTGAACAAAAATTAATTTTTTATCAAGTTTAGCTGGCTTTACATTAGAGCAAGATTGAGTGGTAGGTTCTACTACTTTAAAATTAGTTGGAGTCATTGGCTCTTCAAAAGAAGTAGTTTTTATCCCTTTAACTGAAGTATCAACCCCAATAAATAAACGATAAAGTGAAGCCATCCAATAACATTGATTAGTTGCCCCCGATCCTAAATCTCTTGATATTAAACCAGAATCACCAGTTACAGTATCATCGAAGCTTAAATAAGCGTCAGAAATTGAGCCAATAATTTTAGACAACCCAGCCCAAAATAAACGACCTTCTGAAAGTGCTATTGCTGAAGGATAGCCTCTATAGTCTGACCATTCTCCCTCATTCCATTTAGTGGTAGCAGTAGTTGATCCCAAGGATTTTAAAACTTCTGCGGCAACAGATGTCGTGCTAGTATATGAAGTAATCCTAAAATATCCAGTAATTGAACCAGAGGCATAAGAAAGCGAAACATTTGCAGTGCCTGAAGTATAATTTCCAGTTTTAATGCCTATGCGATAGCGAACAGTTGAATTGGTTAGTCCGTCATCATAATTATAATTTTGGTTAGTAGTATAATTTACTGCATCAATCCACGAAGCACCTTCATCAAATGACCTTTGTAAAGTAACTGTACCTACCCATGTTCCAGTTATTGTAACTGTAAAATAACGAGCATCTCCAACGCCTGTAACTATGATATAACCAGTGGTAAAAGTATTGGCTGCACTGACTCCTTGAGCAATATTTTGTCCTATTGAAACATGTTTAAAAATTGCCCCAACATGTCCAGTTTTAAATAAACTTTGACTTGCAGTTACAGTAATATTTCCTGAAATATCAGAAGCAGAAAGTGTAATTTGTGAAGTGTTTGTTGCTTTAACTGGCCCATCTTCAGGCTGGTAAAGAATAATTGACCAAGAGCTATAATTAGTTGCAGCAGATCCGCGTCGTTGTAAAATTCTTTGTTGAAGGGTATTGCCGCAAGCAACATAAATTGTATCTAAAGATTGGTCGGTGCGAATTGAAGGAAGTAAAGTTTCGGTATATGGTGAAGGAAGAGTTACAACTCCTGCACTTTCAATTTGAATGGATTTAACAAGGGTAATTCTTTGTAAGAAAGATGAGAATGTAATATAAAAATTAGCAGTAGTTGGAAGAAAAGCTAAAGAATGAGTTCCGGTTCCAAGAATTGTTTCAGAAACAAAATCATCTCCATAAAGAGTTGATCCTATTTTAAAAGTAATTGGCCCTCTTTCTATTACGACCCTAACTGCATGTTGAATTCCTTGATTAGCTCCAGTAGAAACTCCTTGATAACGTATTGCTTGGTTTATTCCAGTGCCAACTAATTGCATATAATTTCCAGTTGCCCATTGTGAAGTAGCTCCTGTTTGATCTGCGTTTGTCCAGCCAGTTAAATCCGTTGCAAAACTTCCATTTGTAATTGTTGTAGTAACTGATGGGCGAGCAATTAAAGCATCATCAACCCAAAACCTAATAATGCTATCGGTAAATTCTATTAAAGCTCTTTGCGTGTTGTTGTAGATAAATTTGGTAAATAGAGCTTTATTATTATTATAAGTACTTCCAATGTATTTAGTTCCAGGTCTAAGCATCATTGATCCAAGTAAACGAGGAAACCAATTTGTTTGGATTTCTGCACTTAAAGCTACTTTTGGAACATCTATACGAGCAATACCAAGCTTGCTAATAAGTCCGCGATTAAATGCTAATAACGCTTGATTTACTTTGCCCATTTTAAAATCCGTTTACTCCATTCCCATAAAAGCCAGAACCAAAGTTATTAAGACCAAATCCAATTCTTGATTTAGTCCAGCGTCCTAATGGTAAGGTGTCCATTGGCTTGTCTCTAAAATCATTATTTTTGGCAATTCCAAGTCTCTGTTTTCGAGCCATTTCTACTTTTTGATAGATAGTAGGACTATTTGAAATTGAAGGCTCGGCAAGTAAGGCAAGTTCTGCTTGAACGAATCGAGCAAAAGCTTGTGGCCATGCAGCAAGATTGCCTCCATAAGTAGGGGCATTGGAAACATATTTAAGATAAATTACATCCCAAGCAGAATAAATAACGCCAGCTTCAATCATATAATCTTGTAAGCCTACATTGCAAAAAGAATCAATCCAAAGACCAACCATACCACAAAAATCATTAGGAATTTCATAAGCATATTTCCAGCCAAAAGCAGGGACTAGAGTAGTAGAAGGAGTAATCTTCATTGTTCTAGTGGCAAAATACCATTGCCCTTGCTGAAGACAATAATCAACGAGATTGTCATTGTCCCAAGCATAATCAAGCCATTGGCGAGATGAACTATTTTCCGAAAGGGAAGATAACGGCGTTTCTGACAATAAAGCCAGAGCGCCGTTATAAATTGCTAGCTTTGTAGTCATTACAAGGTGTTTTTAATGTGATAAAGAGCTTCTTGTTTTGAAGTTAAGCCGTCTTTGCGTAGTGAATTATCTGATTTTCTAATGATTGCAAATTTTCTAACTGGCCCTTTCCATTCAATAGAAAAATCACTTTCATTTGAAGGATTAGATTTTTCATCTTCAAGAGGTACAAAATTAATAAATTTTAAAAAAACCTCATCCATAACCTTACCAACTACCAAAAGAGTAGCAAAGAAAGCCATATCTTCGCGCAATACTTCAATTACTGAGCCAGTTTTTAAAGTTGGTTGTGATTTGGCAATTTGTCTCCATTTGTGGGAATTGAGTAAGTCTTCTTTAGTAAAAGCGTTATTTAGGTTTAATCTAAATATTTGGCGATCGATTCCGGCTTCTCTTAAGCTAGATGGCTCAATGTGTTGCGGAGAAGTAATCGGAGCGATAATTGGAGCTTTAGACATGTTTGTTTAAAATTTATTAATAAATAAATGGGGGCAGCGATTGCCACCCCCAAGTCGAACTAGGCAGTGGCAGATGATACAGTCGCCGCACCAGTTGTTGCGTTAACAGCCGATACATATTGTAAAGGAATTTTAAGCACATCTGATACAGAAACGAACACAATGTCACCAACTTGCATTCCGAGTTCTTTCCCGTTAGAGAAATAACCAGAACCTTGAACAGTAGCCAAAGAATCAGCACTGTTGTATTGCCAGAACTTAGCAACGCCAGTTACGGCAGTTGCGTAGATTTTAGAACTAATGTTGCTAAAAATCTGAACTGGGGAATTTGTAGTAGGAGCGTAAGCCATGATTTAAAAGTATTTTAAGTTAATATTAAGCAGGAACGTTCACAAGTGAAGTGCCGTCAGTGTAAAACTTGTAAATACCAGTATCTTGGATCACTTTCGCACCCATGTAGAAGTTAGCATTTACAAAGTAATAACTGTTTTGTTGGTCGTAACCAGCATCGACAGTTGGAGTGCCTTGACCAGAAAGATCCGCAGCAAGACCAATAGCATTTTTATGGTAAATGTAGTTGGTTTCTGAAGAAGTCCCAGCGCCAGTCAAGTTAGGCATAACGATAAAGTTAATACCCATCCATCTATATATACGTGGCTCATCTTTCCATTTCAAATCCAATTCAGGAGTTGGAGTTTTGCCAACATATAGTTCGTTAGCAAAGTTAGGCAATTTATATAATTGGGCAAAAACAGATGGTTGAATAACCGCAGTAATATTGCCGTCCATTGGGATTTTAGCAGCAGTCAATTTTGCTAATAGAGCAGCAAAAGTATCTGTTGAGATAGAAGTCAATGGATCAGAAGACCATGCAGTTTGAGAACCAGTGTCTAATTGATCTAAAATAACTTTATCAATAGAACGGTTGATTTTGCCAATCGCAGCTTCGGTCATAACTCTTTCGATATCACCTTGAGAGCCAAGAATATCTTCTTTGTTACGAACGTCTTTAGCAAATTGCATTTCCATTGTAGCGGTGTATTGCGCTTGAGTGAAAGTGCTTGATGGGACAAAGCCGTTTGCGCCACGTTTAACAGCGTAATCGTTTCCAGTATCAGCAACCTCAAACACAGCTTGAGAGCCTTTTGCTTGGAATTGAGTTAATACAGAATTGTAAAGAAGTTTTTGTCTTCTTTGGAAGCCTAGAACGATCTCGTTTCTATAGACTACTAAAGGAGCACTAGGAGTAAATGCAACAGTCATTGGATAATATAATTAAATTTGTAAGGGAAACAATCTGTTTTAAGGAGTGTGCCAACAAACAAACTTAAAGATTATCCGTTAGGGTCTTCAGTTGTGTTCTTATAGCGTCCGTTAGTCAGAACTAAATGAGCAATCTTGCTCTAACTAATCACAAAACGTGACCAGTTAATTCTTGTGGAATTCTATTTTTTCCTTGAAGCAAGCTCCATCTCAATTTGATTGAGTTCGGCTCGCAATTCAGGAGAATTGTAAAAAAGTCTTGAATCGGTAACTGCAATTTTTTCAATTGCTTTTTTACGATCCATTAAACTTGGTAAATCGGTTGTTGGGCTGGCAACTACTGTATGCCCGCCTTGTTGTTGCTTAGCTTCTTTTAAGAAATGATTTAGTATTGCTGGATCATTAATAGCATAAGAGCCATCGGGTAAAACCGCTTGATTTAATTTGTTAAAGGTTTCCGCGCCCAACGCTTTTTCTAAATGAGTAGCAACAACAACTAAATTCTCTTTAAATTGAACGCCCCATTGTTTTTTTAACTCTTCCGTAACTGCATTTTGTTGGGCTTCTGCATTGCGAATTTTTTCAGACTCAATTGCATTATTCATTTCAAAATAAGCTTGAAGACTTTTTTTAGCGTCTTCAGGCTTCATGTTCATTTCATGAGCTTTTTTCAGCCAAGATTCCACAATTGGTTTGTCATTTTCTCCAATTACAACACCATTTTCTAAATTGGTGTCGTATTTGTCCCAAGATTCAGGAATGCCAGCTTTTTCTCTCCATTCCGCCACTTGTTCAGGAGTAGCATCTTTTGGAAGTTCTGGAACTGGACGAGTGCTTGAAAATTGTTTTTGTAATTCTCTATAAGCTTTTGCAAACTCGGCAGGGGTTTTATGTTTCTCTAATTCTTTTAAAAGTTTTGGATCTTCTCCTGCTACTTTTTGGCGCCAATCTTCTTTCCAGTAAGATTCCTCAGTTTTAACTTCACTTGCTGCTTTATCTAAAAGACTAGCGGATTTAACGGGTTCATTTGGTGTTTCTACTTTTACAGGTTCAATTGCTGGCGCTTGGGTTACTTGTTCTGTTGCTTGAACGGAATTAGAAGTCTCTGCGATTGCAGGTTCTTGGATCGAAACAGTTTCAGTCATTATTTAGTTTTGTTGTTAATAGGATTGTTTTCCTTGAAAATATCGATGTTTGAAACGGCTGCTATTGATAGCAACGCCCCAACATGTCTGACACCTTCATTGAAACTTGTTATTGCATGGCTTTCGTTAAACGAAGGCGCTGCGGATCTGCAAAGCTTGTTAATGATAATCGAGTAAGCTAGTTGTTGTTCATATTCGTTCGCTGTGCCTTTAGCTACTTTCTGAAGGGCAATTACTTCGTCTTTCTTAATAAGGTCGTTTAAATCAATTGCGCCAAAGAAGTTTTTAGCAAATAAAGTTTTGGTTTTAGACATTATTCTAACCCCGCTTGATTAATTGCTTGCGCCCCTTTCCCTATCTGTTCAGCAGCTTGTCCGCCTTGAGCTAGGGTTTGGATAAATTGTTGTTGTTGTTGTGCTTGTTGTTCGTTAGCTTTCATTTCTTCAACTTCTTCTTCATCATTTAGCCATTTAGCAGGTATTCCTTGACCATCTAAAGCATCTCTTAAAGCAAGAGTAGCATTTGGAAGGAAGCGAACGGAAGGATCAAGTTGGATTGTTTGAGCAACTGCGCCCATCATTTCAATAAATTTCTGCCCTTTATCTGCACCTTTGGCTTCGATAAGTGGCGAAGTAAATGTAAAATCTACAGTTTCGCCTTGCAATTCTTCAGGAATAGTTTCAGGCGCGCCAAAAGCTCTAACGTGCATCAAAGTGTCAAATTGCATTTTACACATTTGGCTATTATATTCGCCTTGAAGAGTGCTAAATAAAGGAGAAGCAGACCTAATCCACTCTTGGATTCTTTGTCTCACTTCTGTTGCTGTCATTGCCGCATCAAATACAGGAAGAGAAAGTTTATCTAAATAGAATGCTCTTGTTAATTGCGCTCTTGTGTCAACTTGCATTTGTAAGCCATATTGAAGACCAGAGCGATCAAGATTCATTACCTTAACAGCATCATCAACTTTCCCTTCATAACCCTCTTGAATCCAAGAAATAGTGTTAGCGATTAAAGAAATATCCGATCTAACTGCGCTTTCATGAGCAATCATAGGAGGATTTACTGCCTTCTCACCAGCTTCTAAAAGCGAAAGAGTAATTGATTGAAGCAATCTCGCGTCAGGCAAGGCAGCAACAACAGCAGGAGAATAAGCATATTGTGAGCCAGAAACAGTTTGCCAGCGCGGAATACAGTAGATCATTGTTGGCGATCCAACGCATTCAATTTCGTGTTCTTCTTCTAATTGGCAATAGATTGACACAAAAGGAAGTTTAATTTTACGATCCTTTGTTGCCGTGTCGCTATAAGAAGTGTAATAATCTTCGTTTGTCATTACGATATGATATAAAGTAATGTTGCAATCGCCTTCTTCGGCAAGTCTCTTTATAGTTTGAGGACTTAACTTGTCGCCAAATTGAGCGTAAGCTTGACGAATATTAGTTTTCCATTGGCGCACTACAAAGTTTATTTGTCCATTAACAGCTTCTTGCCAAGCTAAATCTCTTAATAACCAGCAGCGGTGGAGTAAATTTTTGGTCTTATAATCAATTTCAATCGAAATAGCGCATTGTCCAAACACTGAATAATCATAATCGCCTTGATCTACTGCTCTTTGGAAGCCAGATTCGCGATCATAAATAAAATTTGTTTGTTGCTCTGTTGCCCATTCTAAAAATTCACGGCTTTCGTCGCTTAAGATTTTTTCTTTTTTATTGTTAGCAATGGAAATTTTAAACCATTGTTCACCTGCGGGACGAAGATAAGTTGAAATCGAACTTGCTAAATCCCTAGCTATTAAAAGAGGATAAGATGTTGTAAGGTTACTGGCAAAATCACGACCATATGGAAAAGCGCTTGTCCTAGTAAAAAAAGCTCTTTGCGGATAAAAGTTATAGGCTACATTCTGCCAGAACGAATTTAATTGAGTCTTAGACGACAAGAGTGTTTGCGCTCTTGTAATTAAAAATTGGGTTTTTGGATTAAATGCCATTAGCCACCAAATTGATTAGTTAAAAGAGTTGATGCTCTTCCGCTTCTTTGTTGTAATTGCGTTAGAGTGTTAGCTCTTTGCGCTTGCACTGCTGCACTGTCAGGAGTTGGGGCAACTTGCGGCGTAGAAATTGGTTTAAGAAGATTATTTTGAAGTTTTTGATTTGGTTTATTTAAGTCTCCTTGACCTACTTGTTTTAATCCAGATTGAACCCCCTTGGTGTCGCCTGATGCCGTTGATTGCGTAGTTCCTGTTTTTATACCCGCAAACAATGAAGTTGTTATGACGGCTGCTGTTACTGGGTCTGCCATATTATAATCCCCTCCGTTCTGCGTATTTATCGTTCATTTTTGTTGGTCTAATGTGATTAAAATTAAATCTTGGCATTGTTTCTGGTATTAATCCTTTTCTCCCGCCCCACCATGCCATTACTACGGCATCGGCTTCATCAGGAGAATAACCTAGTTTTTCTTTTACTTTTTCTTTTGGCTCAACTTGAATTTTAACGCCTCTAATTTCAAAAGTAGGCGCAGTTAAACCAGCTAACATTCTTGGATCATTTGGCAATTCAATATGAGAACCACCATCTTGTTCGGGATTAAGAGCTTCTCTAAATTCCCAATAAGCTTGCGATCTGGCATTGGTAAAGGTTAATTTACCGTCTGAACTTCTTCGAGAAGGTGTTTCACCACCTCTAAAAGCCACCATCATTTCAGTTCCGATGGAATCTTTTAACATTTTCCAAACGCTGCCACCATATCCGCCACCCATATCAATTGTAATGTGCGAGCGATCTCTTCTATTCTTTATGAGTTCTGCCAGCATTTCCTCACCAGCATCGTTTTGAGTAGTCTTAAATTTAACTATTTTCCCAAAATAATGATCGTAGCGGGTAACGAGACACGCAAAATCTTTTCCACCAGCAGAGCAATCTAAGCCAATATTACACATAGGAATTCCTTGTGGTGGAATTGTTCTTTGTTCGTGTCTAGCAATAGCCGCTTGAACCCAAATTGTCGGATTAACTTGATTTTGTTGATCCTCTCTTGCTGCCAAGAAGTTTCCCGAAAGTAATTGTGAACGAAAAGGCTCGGGAATTGTCTGTAAATTCTTTTTGTAGTCAGCGGGATTTAAATATGGGTTATCCTCAAGTCTGGCAGGAATGTAAGTTCTTGAGTGCGGGTAATAATCCACGCCGTCAATTGTAATTACGCTCTTGTCAATAACTTCTTGAGATTTGCCTTCAGAATTGAAGATAAACCATCTTAACTCACCAAACTTAGCTGGATTGTGATATTTTGGATCAAGCCAAGGGGCAAAGAAAGTTCCTAGCCAATCACCTGTTGAATTTACTGGAGGATTTGAAGCTAAGATAATCCTGCATCTTTGACCCTTAATTGTCGTTCTATTCCAACCGATCATTAATCGGATGTCATTTTCTGGCAATTGTGCAGCTTCATCAACTCCAATGAAGTCGAAAGCGTTACCTTGTTTGCCAGTGTCAAGCTCGCCAGATGATCCCATTCCTTGAAATGAAATGATCCGTCCGTCTGGACTTTTATATTTTGGTCGATTGCCCCTTACAATTCCTTCCGAAGTTTTCAAAATTCCTTGTAATCCATCAACCACAGCTTCTAAATCTGTAAATTGTTTTCTGATTATTAAGCTTCTTTGATGTTGTGTGAGTGAGCAACCCAGAAGTAAAGCACTTTTCCCCCCACCCGGCTGCCCTCCATAAAGAAGAATATCAGCCTTGGAAAGGTAAGCGTCTGTTTGAGGTCCAGCGTTGGGATACCAGACCTCGTCTGGCAAGATTTCATTAACCTCTTGCTCCAATTGTTCAAACTGTTGGGGAGTTAGGTTCTTTGATAATCTTGCCAGAATTTCGTCAAGCATTAAGCAGCAAAATCAGTTGGGACAACATCATAAACCGCTAAAACTTCTAAATCGAAGTTGCCAGTTGTAATATTTCCTACCAACAAAGCTAATTGTAATGCAGTGTTGTCAATTGGCGCAATGTCGCCAGCAGTTGATCCAGTTGTTGCTGGAGCATTAGCATAGCGGATTTGAGCGGTTGCTTGATCTAAAAAGCCAGTTGTTTCAATTACAGAAGAAACTTGCGCTCCGCCTGCATATTTTACAACCAAATCTTCACCAGCGGCAATTCCAGCGTAAGCCGTTCCTGCGCCGTGTCTGATGACAACATATTTTAGAATGTTGGCAAAACCTGCGGTTGGCGCTGGGACAATTTCTACAGGAGTTGTAAATAATGCTAACAATTGAGCAGAAGTAATTGTTGTTACTTTTGAAAGACCAAACTCACATTTGTTTTGTAAGCAAAGACCATTTGAAGTTTGAGCAACGATTTGATCTTTGTTGTCTCTGCCAGTTGAAAGAAGACCAAATCTTCCGTTGAAGTCTTGACCTTGTAAATTTGCGATTTTTTGTATTGTCATATTATTTAATTAGTTAACTTGTGAATAAAGAGCGATTGTAAGAACGCAATCAACTGGACTAACAACGCTAAACCTAGTGATGTTAGCGCCAACACGCCGAATTGCTGGCATAAATTCCGCACCCGTTCCATTAACTATCGAAGCCGAGGGAGCAGTTGCGTCAATTCCATTCCAAAGAACATAATAATTTGCAGATCCGCTAAAAAGCATAGCTTTAGGAGTTATACCAGCAGAATCCACCAAATCAGAAATATTAATATTTACCGCAGTATTTGCAGGTAACACATAATTATTAACTGACAACGGCGGTTCGAGTGCAAAAGTTGTATTATCACGAACTCGCATCTCATTTAATTTTGTCGAAAGTGCCATGAATGTTTGGTTATAAAATTAATTTAATATAGTCTGGTGATGATCTAATGAGTGCCAATTTGACACACTTTAACCAAAAACAGACTTTTATTAAGAAATATTTAAAAAATATTAAATATTCTTGTTGACAATGATAAAAAAAAACTTGACATTCCCCGCGTGGCAACAGGGAGGTTACAATCAATCTTTATTATCTATTGTCTCTTTAGCTAAGAATGAAGCCAGTTTCCGAGCTAAGTTCGTCTTCCGCTCTTCAATTGGTATCAAATCTTTTCCATCTTTTCCAGTTACTTGCAGTTTATCCACAAATAAACCGAGATGTTTTCCTAGCAGCTCGCTTGCTTTCAAAGCTGCTTGTGCATCAATCATCTTCTTTTTAACTCGAACATTTTCTCCGTCACCTTGAGTAAATTCTTCAACTTGTTTATTAAAGTTTAAAATTTCCAAAAAATTATTTATCACAAATTCCGCAGAAACCTGAGCTTTTTCAGCTAAAACAGCTTGTTTTGCTTCAATTACCTCTTTGATCTGAGGTTTTCTGAGGTTTTCATAGGCAATTTCTTGTGCCGTATTTTTACTATATCCCGCTTTAATTGCAGCTTGTGTTCCATTTCCTTCTTTAACATATTCCCTAGCAAAAGCTTTCTGTTTCGGAGTTAGCTTCTTTTCTTTCATTTTATTTCTTTTTAGCGTTAGCAATAATCTTTTTGGCTGCCGCTTTGTCTTCTCTCTTATCAGCTTTAGAAGCTTCTACTTTTTTAAGCGCTGCTTTCATTTTCATAACATGGGGAAATTTTGGTCAATAAAAAAGCCGCCCAACTGTTACGCTGGAGCGGCTTGAAAAAAACAATAATGTGATAAAACCCACACTAGATTTCTACATAATCAACTTTGGATTATTAAAAGCAACAACTATTTTAAGAATTTGCAAATAAATCTCCTTTTTCAAAATCAAAATTTTCAAATTTAAGATCGTCATTTAAAACAGATAAAAATATTTGTTGTAAATGATCTAGTTTTTCTCTTTTTTCCAAAGAAAATTCAGTAATTTTGTTACATTGTTGCGGGTACATTTTATGCAAAATATATCCAAGTTGATCTTTTTTTAGATACATAGCTTCTAATCTTTTCTTTTTTATTACATTTTCTATTTTATGCTGAATCCCTGATAATTCAAGAAATATTAAAAGCTTCTCTAAGCCGTGCTCATGATATTTGTTAAATATTAAAGTAGTGATTTTTTCCCGATCTTTTAAATATTGAATAAAAGAATATTTTAAACGTATTCTATCTTCACGCGTAATCGAAGTGGATAATCAAATTCTTTATAAACTCTTTTTCCAAGGTTTGCGTCCCAGCGAGAGCAGCATTCGCATTTTACAAATTCTTTTTTAATCATAACTCTAATAATTTTTGACAAATTAATTTAACTCTCGCTTCTAAAACCGAATGATTCATGCCTAACATCTTCTCAACACAGTTAAAGCTTTTCTCTTGTTCGAATACTAATTGAAGGATTTCCAGTAGTTTTCTCGATCTCTTTTGTTGAGCATTAAGAGCATAGATAGCTTTTTGGGCTTCATGAATAAATTTACTTGCTTCTAGTTGATTTTTTGAGAGGGTTTTTTCTGAAGGTTTACCTGTTTTAGATGGAGCAGAACCATCATACATCGGGCGAGAATGGTTGGAAAGATTAGCTAGATTATAATCATTGCAATATTTGCGACCTGCAAAATATTCTTGTCTTGACAAAACACCCTTACGGAATAAGCGATCAATCGGATTAACGAAAGTTGCCATCAATATTTTACTATCTTTAATAACTTTTCTAATTTCTTTTCCTTCGGATTCGATTTGAGCGATTAGAAAAGGATTTACTATTAACTGTTTTTTAAGCATTAGTAATGATTTTGTTAATTACTTTGTCTTCTGTCATTTTGCTACATAATTAAAAATTAATCTTGACAAGATTTTTGCATGTTAAACTCACAAAAAATAAATGCAATTATTGTTTTTGCTTTAAGTTTTTTTTAAATTATTTTTTCATTTTCTTAAATCATTTCTTTACGGCAGCAATAACAGCGCGTTTTTGCAGCTCTTAATCTTTGCATTGCCTACAGCCTCAAGGCTTTATCTTTGTTTTATTGCGTGCGCCTTACTGCCCCTTGATCTAATTCTTTTTAAATTATTTTACATTTTATTTAATTAATTGCTTGCATGTTATTTTCTTAAAGTTTAAGATGATGGCACACCAAAAAAAACAAAAATAAAAACAAAATCAGGGGCAGAAAATGCAAAAAGAAAAAGAAATAATTAAAAATTTAAGAGCAGGGAAAAACCCGCCTCAATTTTGCGGCGATAGAGAAATGGTCATTGTAAAATATAAAAGACCAGACGAAAAAAAATATAATTACGGTTTGCAATCTTGGACTCAAAAACAGATTGAAGAACGTAGCCATTTTAGCAATTTTGGTGGCGGGTTCATGTTATACGAATTTGCAGCCCCTCTTTATTTAACTAATTAAAAATTAATTATTGACTAAATAAAAAAAAGAAATTAAAAAGAATAAGTAAATTAATAATAACTAAAACAGGAGCAAAAATGGCTTTTAGAAAATCGACACTAATCACAATTGACAATAAGAGCCGTTGGCAAAATGGCGCGGCTAATTTACTTCGTTTTAAAAATACTGAATTTTTAGACAAGATTGAAGTAAAAATTTGCGTATTCGATAACTCAGGCCGCGGGCGCGGTGGTCACGATGGTTTGTGGAAAATCACAAAAAAAGACGGGCGCAATCATTTAGAATTGATTGAAGGATGGCGCGAGGGCGGCACGAGCAGTTGGGTTGTTGGCAAAAGCCAATTAAAAATTCTTAAAACTTTTAACAACTAAAATCAGGGGCAGAAAATGAAGCATAACCAAATTTTACTAAAAAATCCAATTACCGCGCAAAAAACAGATTTTAAAGATTATCATTTTTGCGGCGCTTTTATAGAAAAAAAATTCGTAACAGTCAAAAAGGGGCAAATCATTGCCGTGCATTGGAAACTTGCGGAAAATTATAAACTTGAGACTTTAGGCGAAATCTTTCAATGCTCTAAAGAGCTGGCGAAGCAAGCGGCGGCGGCGGAAGTAAAAAGATTGGCAGATTTAAAAAATAAACGCGAATGTGAAATTATGGTTGCGCTCCTTAGAAAAGATGAAAAAAAATTGAGAGAACTAGGCGCGCTAAAAATTAGCTAAATTTTAAAAACAAAATCAGGAGCAAAAATGGAAATTTTAACAACAATCAAAACACCTAAAAATTTTAATTCAGAAGACATTGCATTGATGATTGCGGCGGAAGAAAAAATTTTAGAAAATCCAGAATTTATAAAATTACAACAAGATCATAAATTCGGCGATTGTGCTGATGCGGAAAATGGCGATTTTTGTGATTTTTGGTTTGAAGATGCCGATGGGTTTATCAAAGTAATTTTTTAAAAACAAAATCAGGAGCAAAAATGCAAAAAGAAAAATCTAACCCGGCACAAAGACAAGCTCTTCTTAGGGCATTAATAAAAAGAAGGTTACGCGGCGCAACGCGCGATCAGACCAAGCTTTATTTAAAAAGTTGGCTTGCGAAATTTTTAAGAAATTAATCAAAAAAGATTTTATCAACAAAAAAAACAGGGGAACAAATGAAAAATAAAATCAAAAAAATAAAAGTAATCGACTCTTTCCAAAGAGAAAAAATAATAATAGAAGCCAATTTAAAATCAGTGCATGAAATTAATGGAATTGAAATCGCAATTGCAAAAAGTGAAAATCCCCACTACCCATTTGCGGCTTACTATAAGCGAAGTGGAGATCTAATAGGTCAGCGGCCTCACAAATTATTAAAAGAAGTTTTACCAGACCTTAAAGAAAAATTACAGTGGATCTTTAATCACGAACAACGCCGAGAAGATTTTCTGCTTACAATAAGTCAGCTAGAAACAATTAATTTAGACGAGGTGGAAAATGCTAAATAAAATCAAAAAAATAATTGCCACCGCAAAATTTAACCGCGCGCAAAATAAAAGATTTGCTGGCGTTCTAGATCAAAATTTCGATTTAGAAAATAATTCAGGAATTTTGAAAGCTTCAATTCTTGTTGGGATAATTGCCGCCAGTTGCTTTTGGATGATTGTAGTTTGCTTAGACGCGCAAGCGAGCAAGTTTGACAAGAAATTAGAGCAACAACAATTTTACAAAATTATCAAAACAACCTATAACCAATAAAATTATGAGAGAAATAAAATTTAGAGGCGTTGGCAATAAAGGTAATTTAATTTATGGACAATATTTTGTTTCGCCAAGTGGAGAACATAGAATTGCCAACTATTTTACTGGCGAAAATGAAATTATAGATCGTCAAACATTAGCCCAATTCACTGGATTGTTTGATAAAAATAACCAAGAAATTTACGACAACGACAAAATTAAGTTTGATTTTGATTATTCCAACAAAACATTTGAAGGGATCGTTTATTTTAAAAATGGTTGTTTTTATGTAGATGATAATTGCCCGCAAGGTCATTTAACCCTAGGTTATTTGATAGAAAATAAAAGAAATGTCAAAATAATTTAATAAAAATAAATTTATGAAAAATCAAATTATAATCAAAAAAGAAATCCAACCGCTAATCCATGTCAAAACCTTGCAGGGCGAATTAATCTTTGGCTCTTTAAACATCGGCAGGCTTCTTAAAACGGATCAGGACGGCGTTTATTTAATGGCGGACGGCGTACCAGTAACTTGCGACAAAGTAATGCTTGCGAGAATTAATGAACGCTTAGATTTTTTAAAATTGGGGGAATAAATTATGATAAAAGAGTTTTACGCAATCCAAAAGTTTCAGAAAATTAGTGAGGCTTTGGATCTAAACTTAGAGTTGCTGGAGTTAAAAATAAAAAAAGGAATGCACCACCAAAAACTGGAGAATTGCACATCATAACTAAGCCGCAAGCTGGAAGCGGCGGTTATAACATAGTGCAATCTTTCAAAGATTTTAAGGAATTTAATATTTTTTTGGAAAACTTTTAAAAAGAACTTAATAAATTTGCAAAATACACAATTAACCCAGAATTATTTTAATTAAAAAAAGGAAATTATGAACGAAAAACAATTTACAACCGCCGAAATCTACGAAAAAATGATCGCCGAAAATCTAGGCTTTCCCGAAATGGCGGCAATGATTGAACCGCTAACAAGTCATCAAGCCTTGCGGTTTCATATCAAATCTTACTGCAAAGCGTTTAATAAACCGATGCCTGCTGGTGCTAAAAGAGGCAGAAAACCAGCTTTTAAAACTTTTAAAATTAAGGAGTAAAAATGAAAACAATAACACAAGAGGAATTTGACGCGTTGCCTTTGAACGAATTTGGTGTGCGAATCGTTCCAGCTTTTTCGGATTTAAGGTTGGTAAAAAGCTTCGGCGAGTATTGCAGCTTTGGCAAGCGTTGCAGCTTCGGCGAGGGTTGCAGCTTTGGCGAGGGTTGCAGCTTTGGCGAGTATTGCAGCTTTGGCAAGCGTTGCAGCTTTGGCGAGGGTTGCAGCTTTAACAATGGTTGCAGCTTTGGCAATGGTTGCAGCTTCGGCGAGTATTGCAGCTTTGGCGAGGGTTGCAGCTTTGGCGAGGGTTGCAAGTTATTTGACTTAAAAATTATAAATTATAAAGCAGTTGATAGAATCGGTAATTCTAAGCGAAAGCTTTATTGCTGGAACCTTGAAAACAATTTATACTTTCAAGCTGGTTGTTTTTTTGGAAAAAAAGATGAGCTTTTGGAAAGGGTGGATAGAGACTACGGAAAGGATTCGGAATATCATTTGGCGATTGAGTTTTTGGAAAAATTAATAAATAAGGAGTAAAAAATGGACTACAAATCAGAAACTGAAGAACTTCAAGAACGACTTGATCTTGTCAAAAAAATCATCATTTACCCGCTTGCAATTTCTTTAATTTTTAGCCTAACCCTTTATTTAATCAAATTTTTTTAAATTATGTTCACTTTAAAAGAAAAATTTATTCTGGCAATTATAACTATATTTTTTGTCGGAACGATATTTTTAACGCATTATTACTTGGAAAGCATGGAACAAGATTCGCGTTCTAAATTTTTTGAAAATTCAGCAAAACAAGAACTTGATTTGTAATTATCATGCCGTATTTTAAACTCTAAGACTAGATCCTCTCACTTGAAAACTATAGTTGACGAGCTAGAGCAAGCTTAGTTGCAACTAGGTTTGTTGGTTGGCGGGCAATCACTATTTTCCCGCCAACTTCGCGAATTTATTCACTGCGTAGCGGGGGATAAAACACGCTTCTAAAAGGGAAGTGTGCCTTAGTTCTTCTAAGGCTAACCCGAAAGTCCTAAAAAAGCTTTCGGGAATACATATAGATTTCTTTGGTTTTCTATACATATCTAAAAAATGTGTATAGAAGAGCGCAGAAATGCGTATGTTTGCAAAGTACAGGAGAAAGCTTCGCGTGGAGGTTCGCCTCTTCTAGTTTAATATTAATAAAACACCGCCGATACCTGAAACACGGTCGGAAAGTAGAAATACTTTGGAAATGCAAAGGGAAAGCTGAAAAATTAGGCTTTCTTAAATTCCGAAAGGACAAGCCCCGCACGCAAAGGCGGGGGATAAATAAAATTGTGATTTAGCATTGGCTAGATACACTTGGCGAATTGTCAAAGTTTATGCCTTGGCAAGTCTCGCTTTTATCTTGATTCTTAGAAATATGGATTAAGAATAAAACAACCAGCGCAATCGCTAGCGTTAAGCCGCAAGGCAAACCGTGGGACTCTTAGGAGAGCCAGCCAAGAAATTGGAAACTCGGGCTAGGGGCGTTGAGAATGTTAGAAGAAATTAAGAAGTAGGGGACGACTTTTTAATTTATAATTTTATTTATGGTCTGCGGTAGTCCCCTGTCGCAGATCGCCAAACTACAAGGGGATATTATGAATTTGTCAGATCAACATTTATATATTGGAAGAAAATTTTTTTATATTAATTCATTCGATAAAATTAACACATTTACTGTTTCTGAAATAAAAGAAATTAGAGGATATAAAGGTAAAATATTATTTTGTAAGGAGAACAGATGGGATGTCCTCCATGTAGTAGACGACAAAATTTATTATGGTCGCTTTGATTATGGAGAGGATTTTATCGCAGCAAGAAAAGAGTATTTAATTTGTGATGCGGATTGTCCAGCGGCTTTAACTAAAGTTCGCCAAACATTAGCTAACAAAGAGATAAAAAAACAAAAAAAACTAATTGATGAATGCTGGGAAAAAATTAAAGAATGCTGGGAAGTTATTTCTAAATGCAATTCCGTTTCTTGACTTTTGTAAAAAAAGGTTGAGAATGGTGGAAAATAAAGTATAAATCAAGCAAAGTAATTATGACAAAAATCAAAGAATTAACAGAAAAAATAAACACTAAACTAGATTCCCTTGGGTTATTTAGCGGCGCTTGTTTAGCACTAGCACAATATCATCTCAAACATTATTCAGAAAAAAATTGGGAAGATTATTGCAAAGAAACTGGGAATTTTAGACCAATCTTTTTAAAACCAAAAAATGCAATTGAAGCGATGATTGACGAAGTTTCTAACTACAAAAATCATGGAGATGAAAATCTTTTAAAATTTTTAGATTGGGTTATTGATGGTTTTACGGAGGGTTTCAATGAATAAAATTTTTGAAGAAAACCTAAACACTTTAGCAAAAAAAAAAGTTGGATGGGTTATGGAAATTATGGAAATGGATAGGTGTTCTCAAGACGCTAAAAATAGAGTTAAAAAGGCATTATGGACATTATTAGACGAGATTAAGGAAAGTATAAATCAAGCAAAGGATATTGAAAATGAAAGCACCTACAACAAATAAAGATCCGTTAATACACTTTCCTTTCTACATAAACCAATATCAAGGCATTTTATCGCGCTATTCTCTTGAAGAGAAAGGTGCTTTCATAAGCTTACTTTGCATTTATTTAGTTGAAGATTCTGAATTGCCAGAAAATCAAGAACAACTTTTTAGAATGTGTTTAGCCTTTTCAGAAAGTGAAAGAAAAGCTATTTTATCAGTAAAAGAAAAAGTAGTCGAAATCGGTTTAGAAATTCTTAAATATCAAAAGCCAAAAAGAGAAAAATGCCGCAACTCCGCTAAAGTAGGTGGTTTAGCAACGGCAGCGAAAGCTCAAGCGAAAGCTCAAGCGAACGCTCAAAAAACGCTTAAGCGACCTTCAAGCAATACAGAGAAAGAAACAGAAACAGAGAAAGAAACAGAGAAAGAAACAGAGAAAGAATTAAAATCAAAAACATCTAATCCTCTAACCGAGGATTTCCAAAAATTCTGGGAAGATTATACTCCAGTGAAAGTTTTAGATGGAAAAGTTGTTCCGAAAGGCAGTCGCAAGACAGCTCTAATTGCATACGAAAGAGCAAGAAAAAATCACGGCGCAGAAAAGATTTATGAGGGCGCGGCTAAATATTTAGTGAATTGCTATGAAAACAACCGCCTAAGCTGCCAAGCAGCCGTATTTTTAAATCAAGAGAGATTTTTAGATGATTACGAACAAACAAATTTAGAGGTAAAAAAACATGACTAGATCCGCGTTAGATATTATCAAAGGCGTAGAAAAAAGGAGTTCGATAACGCCCTATGAAGAAATTGACATCTGGGGAGTCGTAGAAATGAATATTAATAATTTTTGCGAATCACAGGCTGATTTCTGTCAAAAAGCAAAAGAAGAAGGTTGGCTAGGCTATCGAATACCCAAAAATCATCTTGGGCTTCTTGGTTTTCTTAGAAATGGCTTTGCTATCCAACTTAAAATTCTAAATAAATACGATATTGCTTTGCCGATTTGGAATAATGAGTTTGTAGGTTTTTTTCGTTCGGACTGGTTTAAAAATATCACGTTAGAAAACGGATTTGTTAAACCAATTTACAAGAAAGAGCATTTTGGTTTAATCAAAAAATTTAAGCTTTAAGACAATCAATTAACAAAACAAAGGAATGATTAATTTTGACATCTTTGGCAAACCTTGTTTTCAACAACTGAAGCCTTTGAGAATACCATACATGGGCAGCAAAAGAAAAATTGCTGAAAAGCTTTTCCAAAAAATGCTAGAGATAAAGCCAAATACCAAATATTTTTTTGATTTGTTTGGTGGTGGTGGTGCCATGTCTTTTTTTGCTTTACAAATTGGTTTAAAAACGCATTACAACGAAAAGCAAAAAGGAATGGTGGATTTGCTTAATTACATTTTGCAACGCGCCAGAAACGGCGAAAAAGGGCAATATGGAATTTTCCCCGATGATTTTTATGATTTTATTGACAGAGAGCAATTTAAAATCTTGAAAGACGAGGATTCAATAAAAGGGCAATTTGCGCGGATTTGCTACAGCTTTGGTAATAATCAAAAAAGTTATTTATTTGGCGAAATCGAGGAATTGAAGCACTTGGCGCACGACATTATAGTTTTTAAAAATGAAAATGCCTTGGCGGAATTTAATCAGAAAACCAACTCAAATTTTGCTTTAAGTAAAAAAGAATCTTGGAATGAAAGAAGACTTGATTTTATGGCACAAGTTACTGGTCGCTTAGATTTAGAGCAGTTGCAGCGGTTACAGCGGTTGGAGCAGTTACTGCAGTTGGAGCAGTTGGAGCAGTTGGAGCAGTTGGAGCAGTTACCAGCCTTTACAATAACCAACTTAGATTTTCAAGATGTTAAAATTGAAACGGCTATCGAAGAAACCATAATTTACTTAGACCCTCCTTATCGCGGCACGGCAGAATACAAGGAAAATGCTTTGTTTGATGATGTGGACAACTTTTTTAGAAATTTGCCTTACACTTGCTTTATGTCTGAATACAACGCGCCGTTTGATTCAGTGTTAGAGATTAAAAAAGAAAGACTTTTGAATAATTCAAATTTAAAAAAACGGAAATATGTAATTGAAAAACTTTATTGGAATAAAAAATAAAAAATTGAAACAAAAAAGAATTAGCAATCAATTAACAATAACAAAGGAGTAAAAAAATGGAAAATAATAAAATTTTAGCTAAAACGACATTATCAATTAAATTTTATCAAAAAAACTCTGCTTTTGGTCATAGACTTGGTAAATGGGAGCCAGAAATGGCTTTAGAAATTATTGTTAATGGAAATTTAATTGAATATGTCTACCCTTCAAAAAAAGAAAGTAGAGAGTTTGAAGAATATAAAAATTATATTACACAAAAAGTGTATATTCCAAGTCGATATGAAGATGGTTCTAGATCTGATTTTGAAGATAATATAAAAGTAGTTATAGGGACTTGGAGTGATGAAACATTTTATAAGCCCGTTTCTAAAAATTCTTTTATTGAAAATACATTTAATTTTTTTGAAGAAAAACTAAAAATTAATAAAAACTTTATAGAACAAAAATTACTTACAAAAAAGCTTGAATCAGGCATTGATGGCGGTAAAGCAACTTTTGCAAAAGAATATTTTTATGAGTTAGATCCGAGGTTGGAAATTAATAATGAGTCAATTGTAAATATCATTCATTCGGTTGATGATAGAAAAAAAGCACTTGAGCAAAGTTTTGAGGAGAAAGAAGCAGAGCTTGTAAAAAAGGCAGATGATTTAAAAGAAAAATTACAAGCAAAATTCGAGAACAAAGAAAAAAAATTACTGGAAGAATTTCAAAATAAAGAAAATTTACTTACTGAAAGAGAAAAGCTACTCGAGCAAAAAGAAGAGAAATTGCTGACTGGCTTCCAAACATCTTTTAAAGGTTTAAACTATAAAAATCTTAACGACTTACAAGCTGCAAAATTTTTAACTGATGACGAAAAAAGAATTATTTGCGGGCTCTTACCAAAACAATCAAAGGAGTAAAAAATGGAAAATTGGCAATCAATTGAAACTGCGCCGAAAGACGGCACTAGATTTATAGCTAAAATAGGCAAAGCAATTTATGCGGCATATTATGATGATGGTAGGTTTTGCTGGATTATGCACTCCAATCAATCTGCTGGCAGAATTTATCAGAAAATTAATATTGATGGAATTGATTATCAAAAAGAAATTCAGCCAGAAAAAGAAGCAAATTATCAACCAGAAGCTAAAATTTGGGTAAAAGGTTTTGAAGACAATCCAACACATTGGATGCCCTTACCTCAATTACCAAAGGAGTAAAAAATGATTATTAAGCACGGGGATTTCGCTTTAGACAAAGATTCCGCATGCATAGGATCAATCTTTGAAAAAGAGATTTATCAAGGATTATTTAAGCCAAAAAAGAAAATGTTTTATTTTGACTTTCAAGATAAGTTACAGAGCGGCAGAGAGATTGGCGATGATTATGATGAAATAAAAAAAATATGGGAAGAACTGATTGAAGCTATAAATGGTGCTAAAATTTAACTTAATTAAATGGAGATTTTAAAAATGACT